CGAATGCTTGTAGCGTTTGGGTCAAGGCGTTCTTTTCAGCCTTGTTGTTGGACGCAGTTCCAGTGCCGTGGGTTTTGACTATTTTAATCTCATCGGGGGATATATTGCTATAGTGCATTGCGCCCTCTATAGCCCTGATGAAGCCCTCGCCATCCTCACACTGCCCAATTGCGTTTGTAGAGCGTTCTGAGGCGCTATACGCCCCTACCAGACGGGCATGGGGCTTGATGTGTTGATTAGCCACAACCTTGCGAGACTCAAACACCGCCAAAGCCGCGCCCTGCCCTACGCGAAAGCCAAAGTTGGTCGAATCGAAAGCGGATGGCTTTATGCCTTCTTGCTCTTGCTTTTCGGTCAACACAGCCTTGGAGTCGCCAAAGAACTCAAGCACCGCGTTGGAGACACCATCCTCAACTGTCAGGACAATGACGCGGTCGTAGTCGTAGAACTGAATAAGGTTCTGCACATCCATCATCACTTTGAGGCTTGAAGCGCAGGCGCTGGCATCGGTGGTGACCATGTCCATGTCTCCGAACGACTGAGCAATGCGACCCGCATAGACCTGCGTCAACGTGAATGGCAGGAACTTGTAGGTGTAGGTCAGGCGAGAGTTATAGGCTCTCTGACCGATGCCAGCAAAGTGTGCGTTGCCACCAGCAAGGATGAACGCCGTCTTGCCAACGGGGTTCTCGCGCAAGTGGGTGACCAATTCAGGGTCAAGAACCTTTTCCGCCAGTTTGTGGGGAACGTAGACCAGACCAGACTTGGCTCGGTTGTAGGTGTCTGGGAACCAGTTCACCTTCTGTGGGTAGATGATGTCGTCAAAGAGTTCGACGTTGTCAGTAGAAGCAGTTCGGTAGTGCGTGAGGTAAATCATTTACACACCTCAACAACTTCTTCCATAGAGACTGGCTCTTTGGTTTTGTTTGCCATTACAAGGTCGTGCAATTCCTGCACAGACGCAGGCGTCCACTCTTTGCTCACCTCATCAGCGATACCATAGAGTTCGTCAAAATACATAAGCATGACCAACCCATCAAGGCTGTCCAAACCAATGTCTACAAAGACGTCTTCCATCGACTCTGCGATGGTTACTTTGGCGTGGGCGGGTCGAGCCACCTTTGCCACATAGTTAAAGATTTCCAAGAAGTTCATGTTGCCGTTTCCTCAGTAGGTTGATTGACTGCTCCGACTAGTGCTGATGCCCAGTCTTGCCAGTTCTCATAGATGTAGGGGCCGGGGATACCCTCGTTCGTAAAAACGTCGATAGCCTTTAAACCTGCCGCCCACTGCTTCCACTCCTCTTCGGGAGTGTTTTGTGATAGCTGTTGCGCCGCATACGCCTCGCACATAAGACTCGTCCAAGAGTTCCATGTGTGATACCGAGGGTCGTATACAAGCGCAATTGCCATATTAAGTACCGAAAGGTCTGACGTCTCCCAAGGTGACGCTCAACAGCACCTTACCCATTTGATAGTTACCCCCGCTCACGTTGCTTCTAAAGCGCAAGCGAATCTCACGCCGTTGCTGGCGCATATCAATCTTGCCTGTATCTGGGTCAAACGGGTACTCTTGCGAGGGAACATCTGAAGACTGAGCGTAGGGTCGACCAGTGACCTGCAAGGTCATCTCACCCTCTTGGATAAAGTCAGGTTCAACACGCTCCAAGTTGACCCAGAAGTTCTCGCCAACAGGAGACGTCTGGGCAGGCCCGCCAGCCACAAAACCCAAATCGCTGGTTTGGAAGTAGCTATCAATTGCGTTAGAGGATTCAAAGATAACCTCGTCAGTACCAATCTCATGTTGCCACAGGGTAACCCTGCCTGCGGTTGTATTGAACGTCACAGGGACGGTTGCAGACGCGGTGGCTGGCTTATCTAAAGTGACAGTGAAGTAGCCTGCGGTAGCGCTTGGTGCAATTGCAATCACAACCGAGATATCGGTGATGCCAGCGCCAATGACTTGCTGACCCAACAACACTAAGTTGGTCTGAGGTATTTCAATATTTGCACTTGCATTTACTGTAGTTGCTGTTGTTGAAAAAACTTCAGTCAACTCGCTCAGGGTTGCACCAGCATTGATGGGGTAATGGAATACTTGCGAAAAGAATCCAGCAGTTCGGTACGCGCCCAAAGCCCCACCAGCGTCATACCAACAGTCTTCGCGAATGTTGTAGATGATGCAGTCGTTGCATTCCTCGGAATCACCAGAGGGGAAGAACCACCAGATTTCGCCAAAGCGAGGAACCTTATTGGCATACACCTTCTGTTGTTGAGCATAGTTCAAATTGTCAAAGAAATAGTTTTGATTAAACGTGTTTTTGATTTCCTTGACCACACCGTTGTACAGCAAGAAGCGGTCAACGCCAATCCAATAGTAGATGCCGTCGTACTCAATGACGCACTGGCTTGACATGATGGATGATTGACTGGAAATGATGTCATAGCGCCAGTAGAACGTCTGCGGTGAACCTGCAACCGTCACGGTGGTGGGTGTGTAGCTGACGCGAATCAGTGAATCCAGCGACCAGAACAAACCAGAAGGCGCGTTAGAGCCGCCGCGCACTGGAAGACCTTTGACAATCTTTGTCGAGGCTACGTTGACCTCGTTAGCGTCTGCTCCGTTCCAATCAAATGGATTTCCAGCAACGCAATTCTTGATAAGACCGTTGTCACCATAGACAAAGACATAGGGGTGAAGCACCACTACACCACCAGCAACTTCAATTATGTCGCCTGTTGGTGTTGCGCCAGCAGTGTCTGTGAGTGGAGACAAAACCGTTCCAGCAATGTTTCCAGCCAAGACAGGAGTGTTGACGGTTTGGTCAATCTGCGCCAAGTTCTGACCGGGGTGCGCCAACAACAATTGATTACCAGAGCCTTGAGCGTCAAACGTGGAATCAAACTGCCACAGGTTCAAATCACTGGCTGTGAAGCCACTGTTGATGGTTGCCACCTTGATTGAAAATCCACTGCCTGTACCACCAATGCTTGCCGCAGTGGCGCTCAAGGTGTTACCAACCACATACCCATTACCAGCGGTCGTCAGGGTTACTGTGGTCACAGACCCACCAGACACCACAATTGTCGCCTTGGCTCCAGAACCTGAGCCGCCTGTGAGCGTGACGTTTGTATACGTCCCGTTGGTGTACAGCGTTCCACCCACCAAGGTGTTCAGCGTCAAAACCAAGCCCGTAAAAGTGAATTGGTTTACACCAGAACCAATACCAAGGTTGTTGATATTGACAACCTCAAGACCGTTGTTGTAGCCATTGAAGACTTGATTGTTGCCGTCTGTAGAGTTGACATAAATGCCACGAGAGTAGCCATTTGCGTCAGTTGTGATGGAGCGGTAGCCACCAATCTTGCGGGGACGTCCACGTTGAAAACGCACCCAAAGTGCGTCTGTATAGAAGTTCATATCGAAAATTGTGCCGTCCCGCTGGACGCCCGGCAACGTGTCGATAGTGAAAACCTTCTTGACCATCAGAACGCTCCGCCAGAAACACCACCTGTAAAGTTACCTGTTCCAACAATTGCCAACCCAGTTGCTGATAGCGTGGAGCGCAACACACCAAGAATCGCATGGTTGAATTCGCCCGAAGCGGCGCGATAAATACCCGTAGTTGGCTCAGAGGCAAAGTTTAAAGATGGGTTAGAAACCGTACCGTTGAGCAAACTGATGGCTGAAGAACCCGCCAACACGGTGTTGGCATTTAATAAGTTTACAGAGTCACAAATCAGCGTGGCTTGGTTACCTGCGGCAATCGTAGCCGTTGATGCTCCACCAACCCCTGTGCTTAGGGTAAGCGTAAATGCGCCAGCAGTCGTTGCGTTTTGAACGTAATAGACCTGCACCGTAGGGGGAACAATAACAGTCACGTTGCCACTCAGGGTTCCTGTGAATTTTTGAATGACGTTTGACGCTTCTGTTGCGGTCAGCGTAACAGTCCCAGAGGTCACCGCCTTGGTCAGTTGAGTAAAAGCAAATTGCGTGTTTTTTCCCAAGCCTACGGTATAGAAGGTAGTGCCACTGCAAACAATAATTGCAGAGTCAGAGGGTTGGAAAATTAAAGATGCGGAACCGTTGATGGTGTCACCACCAGTACCTGACACAGTCAATGCACCAGTTCCGCCGTTACGCAGGAACATGAACCAATTGTCGGCAAGAGTAGATGCGCTTGACAGCGTCAAAGTACCTGCACCGCCTGTCCACACATAAGTGTTGGAGCGGTCAGACGCCAATGCGGTGTAGTTTGAAGAGAAGGTGGTTACTGGTTGGCTTTGGTTTAGCGTCTGACCAATCGCCAACAAACCATATCCAGCAAGGGTTGCGGCGTCAGCACCAGAGGAGCCAATACCAAAAGCAATGATTCCCCAAGTGCCTGCGGTGGTTGCATTGGTGACAATGTAGATGTACTGGGCTTCGCCTGCGGCAACCGTGACAATTGTGTTTGCGCCTGTGTAGTCTTTGACAGTTACCGCAACAGCGCCGACGTTACGAATCAGGGCGTCTTGACCAACCGATGCTTGGTTGGCAGGGGGCATCCACAATTCGTTTGCGGTGGTGGTGGTCGACACCTCCATGATGCGGGCGGCGGCGTCGTCAGTGGATGTGCCGTTGATGGGCCATTCCAACTGCAAGTCAGTCGTCAGAATGATGCGGCGATACGAAACGTCTGTCGGTTGGACGACGTTGCCTGTGAAGGGTGAATTGAAACTCATAATCAGGTATCCAATACAGTTGCTTGACGGTCACCAATGCGCTGGACATCCTCAGCCTTTAAGGTTTGGATGATGAGGTCGTAGTTCTGTTGCCACATAGGCATACGCTCATCGTTCTTGACGTATGGCATAGCCTGCAACAACGACCCATACAGCAAAGCCTGCGGAGCGTAGATGGTGAACCAATTGGTTTGGTTGGAAGAATCAAGCGGTTGAAGCCGCTCGTAGTACAGAACCTCATACTCATACGCCAAAGCAGGCGAAGGGGCAACAAGCCAATGGGTGTAGTCGTAATCCCCGTAATAAGCAGGCGCACCAGTCGTTGTGGCGTCTGGGTTGTACTCGCGTAGGTACTCGTACTTACGAAGCAGTACAGGTTGTTTTTGACCCGCTACGGTGACGTTCATGGAGACCGTCTTGTGCCAACGAGCAGGCTTATCAATGATAGGCTGACCTATCACCATATTGGAGGTTTGAACTGTCAGGTTACCAAGAAACTTGATTTGGCTGGCGATGATTTGCTCTGCCAGCATAATGAACAACGGAATCTTGGCAAGAGTATCCGCATCAGTACGGTCAAGGTAAGACTGAATGTTTTCGACCAAAGAGTCGTAAGTCATTACCGATGCGGTTGCCATGTTTACCCCACGTTTCGTTCAAAATGTGGACAATCCACCAGTGATTTAAAATTGCCGCCCCAACGGTTTTTGGGGTTCAAAGTCTCCCAATAAGCGCCCAGCGGCGCAAGGATGTCCTTGTCCCAGATTATCTTCCCATCCTTGAAGAAATTCAAGTCGATAGCACAGCGTTTGAGGTGGATAGAGTTCATGGTCTTTGAGCGACCAGTCTTGAAGTAGATAGCCTGTTGCTCAGGGGTACGGGCAAGTTCCCCGCCAGTGACCACAAAACCCTGCTCTGTGGCGTACTGAATCAGTTTGCAGGCGTCCAACAAGAATGCGGCTTGCTCGGTGCTTAGGCTCATTTTTTACCTCGCATATCAGCAATTTTTTCAACCGTGCGGCCTCCAAAATAGGCCCCCATAATGAGCATCC